ATCTTCATGATGTATGTCCTCTTAAAAAATTAACCCCCCGAAGGGGGCTATAAAAACTAGCTTAAATAAGCTGTTAACTTAACAGTAGCGGCTCCACCTGTTGCTGGGCCTGTTTTTACATGTACGTCAAGGAATGTATCGGAGCCAAAAGTGATAGATCCACTTGTGAATACACCGTCGTCATCCGCAGAAAAAATAGACTGTACGTTTAGTACACCGTCAGCAGAGTTATCAACTAGAGTATCTGAGTTAGCGTCAACTGTCGCTGTATCAGAGTTGCCATAACCTAAGTCAAACTTAGCTGTAGGACTGCCATTTGTATCAAGACCAGTAGGGAGATTCAACTGGAAGCCGTGTAGAGTTTCGCCTTTAAACACGCTCATCATACGAAGAACGTCATCAAGTGCGTAGTCTGCAGGCACATCTACAGTTGCTTCTCGTACAAACATCTGACCTGTTAGTGGTTGATATTCGTTACCTAGTAGTATTTTATCTGACTTACGTAAAGTTGCTATAGTAGCCATTTTAAATTACCTCTAAAAGAGACCTCCCCCCGAAAGAGGAGGTCGATTAGTTTTACTGTGCAGTATCTAGACGAATAACGCCGAAATCTTGCAAGTTGCCTGAGTCGCCAGCACCAGTGTGGTACTTAGGCTTACGTAGACCGAAGATCTTACCTACAGAGATACCTGATTGGTTACCGTAGTCGAAAGTATCTTCAACCATTTCAGGTAGACCGATATCAGCCATAGCAAGAGCTTGAGCACCACAGAATAGAGCAGCACCACCGTCTACCGCAGCGTTACCACCCCACTTGTAGCCAGCAACATCTACGTTAGATGAAGTACCAGCAAGAGCACCAGAAGTGTTGAATACGTGACGGAACTCGTGAACGATAACGCCATCAACCATAACGCTTGAAGAACCAGCGAACAATGCGTTGCTTGGACCACGAACGCCAGCGTTACGAACGTTAGCGATGAAGTCAGCGTCTAACTTAAGGTCAGCCATTTGCTGTGGAGTAACGAACATGTGGAATACTTCTTCGCCTGCACCAGCACGAATACCACGAATGTATTGGTCTTTAGCGTATGCTTTCAACTGAATGATAGACTTGTAGTTAAGCTTATCAAGAGCATTAGTTTCTGAAGTGTCACCAGCTTCTAGAGTTGGATCAGCGGTAGCACTTGCTTTATCAATACGCTTCCAACGAGCTGAAGTTGGGCCAGATACGTCTGAAGCAAACTCTAGATCATCAAGAGCGTGGCCTTGAGTTGGAGTTGTGCCAGCTGCGTAACGTAGAGCACCGTTGTTTTTGAAGTTGTAAGTAACGCCAGTAAGAGTCAAGAACGCTAGTTGGTCAATACGGTCAGCCATTGCATAAGCAAGAGCGTCACGAGACTGCTCACGGAAGTTAACTACGGTCTTTTGATCAGCTATACGGCCAGCAATTCTGTTAGCAAAACGAAGTTGATCTAACTCAATGCTGATGTCGAAGGCGCGTAGCGCTTCTTCATTGTTCTCTAGAGTGTTGTCGCCTGTGATACCGTCTCCGACCATGTCAGCTAGCAAAGTGATGTTAGCTTTAGTGCCTTTTTGAGACTTAGTAAGTTCAGTAATACGTTGGACCATAGCGTTAGAGCCAGTTCCAGCGAATTGATTGATGAAAGATTGGTTACGAGCAACTTTCCAGAAGTCACGTGACCACGCTTGTAGTTGAGCACCTGTAAGTTGCCCGAAGTTTGTTAAAGCCATGATAGGCCTCCATATAAATTGACAAAAAAAGTTTATGCGGCACATGCCGCGATTCTTAGCCGACTTAAAGGAGCGGCTAATCCGTAATTCCCGTATCGTGGGACAACGAACTAGCGCTATTTAACGAGACGCGATCTCGACAGGTTTTACGCCTTGTGTAGGCGGGGGTACGTTTTTTACGGCTACGGGCCGATCAGTTATCGTACTGATAGACGAACCTAAGTTAGATACTATCGCAAGTATCCAAACTATGCAAACTAATTGAGGGGATTAGATAGATAATCCATCCCATCCCATAAATCTTGTATTTCTCTGCTAGTACTTTTGACTTGCGCTTCGAACTTATCTACTTTATCTAGTATAAGTTCAGCCTTCTCTACAGTGGTCTGCATCTGTATCACGCTTTCTTTTAACTCTTTTACTTCTTCTTTAACAGATAGTAATTTTTCTTGCTGCTCAGCAATAGTCTTCAGGTTTACACCTAGTTCTGCTAGCTTGCCCTGTAGCTGAGATACGTCGTTAGCAGTAAGTTCTTGTTCGATTAGTAAAACTTTTTCTTCTAAAGGTACGATGTCGGGTACTTGTATACCTTCAACAGCTTCTAGACGAGAGTACAGACTGCTAGCTGTCCATACACCCCCGCCTATAGTAGACCCAATAGCTAAAACTACGCCTATCTTTAGCTCGCTATCTTCAATACTCATACTCGCAATCTCCTTGAGACATAAAACAATTAAACCCTTGTGCTGTAGGGCCTGTTAAGTAATATTCTGAATCCGAACCTATAGCTAACACATCTGCTTCAGTGACATATAAGTCTAAGCCATAGTTTTGCCCGTTGAGGTAGACTGCAGTCGCGTTGTTTGTTCCCGCCCAACTCATCGATACCCACTGGTTGTTAGCTGAGTAGTTGAGCGTGGCTTGCTCTGCAGTGGTGTTATTGTTTTCTGCACCCTGTTCAAGGAAGCTAACGGCTTCTTGGTTCTCGGCAACAGCGATAAACGCACTCGCTTGGTTAGCGTGTGTCTCGATATCATCTATGGATTGATTGTAAGTATCTACTTCGTCTTGTGAAATGATTAGTACTTCTTGATTTGAAGCTACGAAATCTTGTACAGCCGCTTCTTCGTCAGGCGAAGCTGCAGTTTCTGCCATCTCTGCTACTTCTACAACTTGTACCATCTCAACGACTACTTCAGTAAACGTATCGATAGCATTGTCCATAAGATCTAGCTCTTGTGCGGCACGTTCGTTTAGTACATCTTGTACAGAACCATATGGCAAGTACGTACTCATACCCGCCAACGCGTTGTTGTAAGCATCTAGCTGAACGGTGCTTATATGAGCTGAGCCTGATAGAGTTCCGTCAGATAGGCCTGTACCGCTATACGCATACTGTTGCCCAGCACCGACTAGTTTTATACCTCTATCTATCTGATCTACAATAGCAGATGAGGCGTTAATTAAGTTATCAAGTTCAGTCGCGGAGTGAGCTGCGGAACTTATCGCTAACAGACTCACTATCATCATTTTGTTCTTCATTGGATTCGACACCTATACCAAGTACTGCATTAAACCAAAGTTGAGTTTTTGTAGGTTTTCTACCTAGTTTTCCGTAGGCAGGAACAAACAATTCGGGGTCACTTTTCATAAGTAAGTAAGCCCTTTTCCCAACGACCAGTCTACCGCCTTGCTGTATTGGGCACGGCGTTCCTGACATAAACATCGACTTCCATACGACTTCGTCCTCACACATCCTAGCTACTGCTGCTACCTTCATACCTAAGTCTGATAGCAACTTTGCATCTCTTCTGCGATCACAGTTTGGATCGACTTCGTATTCACCGTTCGATATACCAACACCGACAGTTTGCAGCGAGCTTCCGCTGCCTTTTAAGCAGGTGTCCATACCATTGCTCATATACGTAGGGCTGATAGCACTACCAACGGGCATTTCGCTAGATGAACCAGCACCGTTGTATGTATTAGACACGGAATCATCTTGAGTAGTATTGTTACTCGACACCGTGCTACCATCGCCGTTGAAAGTATTTAAACTACCTTCTTGGGCGTTATCGGCATGGGAAAACCCTGCGACAAACAGTATGATGTATAAATATCTACGCACTACCTGTACCTAGCTGTCTTCTTGGCTACTTTTTTAGGCTGTTTACTAAACTGCTTGCCCGCTTTCGTATCCTTACGTTTTTTAGCACTAGTTTTTGCATACTCTTTTTTACTAAGGGCTTCTCTAGCCTTCTTGGGTAGATATCTTTCGCCCGTAGCTTTAGCGCCTTGGGTACTGTTCTTTCCTGACTTAGTACCCCACTTCTCTTTAGTCCACTTAGAGAGAGACTTCTGGGCTTTGGTTTTACCACCAGCATAACCACCGCCCGCTTTCTTGTAGCGTTGAGTGGCTAACTGTGCCTTACGAGCAGACCATTGCCCTGCCTTGCCGCCTTTGCTTCCTCTCTTTACAGAAGCAACAATACGCTTCCAAAGAGCTTCATTTGTCCTAGCCATTACTTCTTAGTCTTTTTCTTTTTCTTCCTAGTAGTAGTCTTTGTTTTACCGTATCCGCTTGAATAACCCATAGCTTTTTCCTTTGCAGTTTTTGATAGTTCACCTAAATGAAAAAGTTTCTTTGACGTAACACCGTGGTTTTTACCTGAATGTACATCACCATTAGGCATTTTATGTGTGCCGCCTGTGTGCTTAGTACCGTCTCTAAAAAAATGAGGAACACCTTTAGCCATATTAGTCACCTTACCATTTAACTTTATTTGCCCAGTATGCGGCAGACATCTTACCTTTAGCTATGTTCTTACCATGTCTAGCTTTAAAGGATTTTCGTTTAGCTTTCATCTTAGCGGATTCACCTGCTTTAGGTTTACCCGCAGTCTTTGCTCCCTGCTCACCAAAACGTATAGTCTTAACCTTGTCACCTTCTTTAGCCACCACTACATGAGACTTCTTAGGGTGATTAGGTGTCCGTTTCGGTTTATTATAGCCCGACACTCCAGCTCGGGCTAATCGTGGGTCTTTCTTCGATGGCATAGATCACCTCTTAGAGGATATCCCCTCGTAGTCTTTTTAATGTAGCTTCTGGCAACGAGTTAAACTCATCTTCAGTCATGTTATTAATGTCGTACTGACTTTCGCCTTTAGCAGCAGAGCTTTCACCCGGCATCTCGGGCGGTTGTGATTCTGCAGCTTTTAGCTTGCGGCTGACTTCTTTACGCTTCTTAGCCACTTCATCGGCGGCGTTAGGCGTGCTTGCTAATGCTGGAGTCTCCTCTGCATTATCTACCAAATCGTACTCTCGTACAATAAACCTAGCTGCTTTAGATAGTGCCGCTACGGGGTTCTCACCTTTCATCATAAATGCATCTCGTAGCTCAACAACTTCGTTTGTCAGAGTTTCATCGTACTGGTCAGACGCCCTGTTAAACTGTGGGAATGCATTCTCTAATTGAGTAGCAGCTTGTTGCAATGCGTTAGCTTCTCTATCCTGTGAAACCGTCTTTGTCATCTTTTGAGTCATTTCAAACTCAATCTGTGCCCTTTCGGCTTTTCGGATTTCGGTTCTAACGGCCGTTGCTTTCTCTACCTCTCCATCAAGCAAAGCATTTTGATATTCAACTTCTTTAGCGGCAAAGTCGTACTCTTCTGGGGCTTCCT